CCCACCTTCGATGTGTTGGCATACAACGGCGGTCCCCTCAACGTGGCACGCTATGACCTTCCCGTGGTGCTGGATCTGGCCGGCGTCGAGAACGGGAAGTCGGTCATCGCGAACTTGCACCACAAGAACGATCAACTGGTCGGTCACGCGACTCGCATTGAGAACGATGGCAAGTCGTTGAAGATGCAGGGCGTCGTCTCTGCTGTCAGTGATTCGGCCAAGCAGTTCGTCGAAAGTGCTGCGAATGGGTTCCCTTGGTCTGCCAGCATCGAGGCGAAGCCGTCCAAGCTCGAGGAAATTCCGGAAGGCCGGGTGATCATGGTAAATGGTCAGTCGGTCGCTGGTCCGGTTTATGTGGCTCGAAAGAGTCGTCTGTACGGGGTTGCGTTTCTCCCGCATGGGGCTGACGAAAACACCGTGGTCAATGTGGCTGCATCCGCAGTCGATCATTTGCACGAAAGGAGTGCGAATATGCCTTTCAACCAGTGGGTTGAGGCGATGGGATTCGATGCCGAATCCCTGACGGAAGTGCAGCGACAAAGGCTGCAGGACAAGTTTGCTGTCGAGATCAAGGCGAGCGGCAAGACCGAGGACATCACTGCCTCGGACTTCGACGCCGACGACATCAAGGCTGCCGCCAGCGAGCATGTCTCGGAACTGGAACTGGCCTTCGCCGAACTCGAGGGGGAAGTTCCCGCCAAGAAATTCGCCGAGATCAAGGCTGGTGCCCTCAAGGCCTCCCGTGAACTCAAGGCCAAGGCCCTGAAGGAGCGGTGGAATGCTCCTCGCTTCGAAGTGGAAGCCGTCAAGGCTGTCGCCGGAGTCAAGCTCGACATGATTCGTGCCTCGGCTTCCCACGAGGGGCCCGCGATTCACATGCCGAAAAAGGACACTTCGCCCCAGGTCATTGAGGCCGCGCTGGCGATGTCTGCCCGCGTCCCGGGTCTGGAAGACCAGTACAAGCCCGAGGTGCTCGAGGCTGCCGATTCACAGTACCGCAACATTGGGATCCAGCAGATCCTGCTGATGGCGGCTGCGAGCAATGGGCACCACGTATCCCCCGGCGAGCGGATCCACACCGGCAACCTCCGGACGATCCTCGCTGCGGCGATGGCCCCACCCATTCATGCGAACTCGTTCTCGACCCTCGGCGTGAGCGTCTCGAACATCCTCTCGAACGTCGCCACCAAGGAATTGGTCGCCGGCTATCAGGAGGTGGACGACACCTGGCGTGAGATCTCGCAGATCAAGTCCGTTCGCGACTTCAAGCAGGTCACCACCTATCGTCTGCTCGATGACATGCAGTACGAGCAGGTCGGTCCTGGTGGGGAGATCAAGCATGGCGCGGTGTCGCAGGAGTCGTACACTCGGCAGGTGAAGACCTACGCCAAGATGTTCGCCCTGACCCGCGAGGACATCATCAACGACGATCTGGGGGCCTTCGATGACCTCCGGACCCGCCTCGGTGCTGGTGCCGCGATGAAGATGCGGGACGTCTTCTGGACCGCATTCCTCGACAATGCCTCGTTCTTCACGAGCGGTCGCGGGAACTACATCACCGGATCGACCACCACCCTCCTGACCGATGGTGTTGGCCTCGGTCTCGGCGTGAAGGCCTTCCGGACGATGACCTCGCCTTCGGCCGATGGCAGCAAGCGAATCGGTGGTGAGCCCGAGATTCTTCTGGTTCCGCATGAACTCGAAGCAGCGGCTCGGCAGCTGTATGTCGCGACCAACCTGGTTGGCGGCAGCAGCACCGTGGCGAACGCCAACATCTACGTGAATCGCTTCCGTCCGGTTGTGGTTCCGCAGTTGTCTGACGCGAGCTTTACCGGCAACAGTGCCACGGCGTGGTACATGTTCCGCAGCCCTGCGTTGTACGCCCCGATGGTGGTCAGCTTCCTCAACGGTCAGCAGGCACCGACCGTCGAGAGTGCCGATGCCGACTTCAACACCCTCGGCATTCAATTCCGTGGCTACCACGACTTCGGCGTTGACAAGGCCGAATACGTGGCTGGCATCAAGTCCAAGGGCGCGGCCTAATCCGCATTTCTCACGAAAGGAGAATTCACGATGGGTGCGACCTATCGACAGGATGGATGTGCGATTGACTACACCCCCAGCACGGCCAAGACGGCTGGTGATGTGGTGGTGCAGAACGGTTTGCTCGGTGTCGTGAAGACCGACATCGCGGCGAATGCGTTGGGTTCGCTGACCGTGGAGGGCGTCTTCCGGTTCACCAAGGCGACTGGTGCCGTGGCTATTGGCCAGATCGTCTACTACGACGCTGCCAACGACCGGGTCTCGACCGATTCGGCTGTCGGTGTTCCGGCCGGAAAAGCTGTCGTTGCCGCTGCTTCAGGGGACACCACCCTTGATGTCGCGATCAACGAGACCGATGGCAGCACGCAGATGGCCGGAGTGGCGGTTGCCGCCTCGACCGCCCTCACCGCGAGCAGCACGGAAACGAACTTTGACAACTCGATTGTCACGATTCCGGCGAACTACCTGCGTGCCGGCGATGTCATTCGCGTGCGGGCCCAGGGGATCTGCACTGCGACCAACTCGACCGACACCTTTACCGGCAAGATCAAGCTGGGTTCGACGGCGGTTCTCTCGACCGGTGCCGTGGACGTTGCCAACAACGACATCTTCTACCTCGAGGCTGACATCGTGATTCGCACGGTGGGTGCCTCGGGAACTGCTGTCGCTGCTGGTGCCACCGCCCTCGGTGCGGAAGGAACCGTCACCTCGAAGCCCGGCAAGCTCGCCTCGACGACCGTGGACACGACTGCTGCCGTCACCTTCGCGGTGAGCGGTCAGTGGTCAACCACGAACGCCGGGAACAGTTGTCGCCTCGATGTCTGCGACTGGCAGATCCTGCACCGCAACTGATGGACCTTCTCGCGAACGCAGAGAACTGGCTGGCGGGTGTCCACAAGGCATCCGTCAGCCAGACTGTGACTTACCAGCGTGGTTCCGAGACGATCACCGTCAAGGCCACTGCAGGTCAGTCAGAGTCTGCCAGCTTCGACCGAGGCGGAATGCCGGTGTCTTACGTCGGCCAGCATTGGCTGATTGAGGCAGCGGACCTCGTCCTCGGTGGTGTGACAGTGAAACCGATTCTGGGCGATCTGATCACGCACAATGGCACCGTGTACCGGATCGTGGCCGAGTCTTCGGGCGATAGGCCGTGGCGAACGTCCGGTGCCAATGGAACAGTGATTCGTGTCTTCACGAAGCAGGTGCGGTGATGGCATCGCCAATCGTCGAGACCGTCCAAGCTGTCTGCTCGGCACTGAGAACGCTCGTGAGCGAGGGTGCGGTGAAAATCCCATCCCTGCGGATCATCGAGACCTACAAGCCCCTGGTGGCGTTGGAGGGGTTTCAGGAGGGCGTGACGGCGATTGTGTACCCGCAGTCATCGACCAGAAACCGTGCTGGTCAGTCCATTGGGTTCGATGAGTACCAGGTCGATGTCGCTGTCGAACTGGTCACTCCAGTGGATTACGAGAACATCCTCCCGCAGCAGATCACGATGCTGAATCATGCTCAGACTGTCGCGGATGGACTCTCGCAGAAACTGGCGACGTCAAACGGATTGATGGCGGCGTCAGACGCAGGGATGTTTGAGGAAGTCATGATCGACGAACTCGATCTGATCTCCTGCAAGGTCTCTGGGATTTACCGTGTTCAGCATGCGGTGACGGCATGAAGCGAACGACTGCAGTTCCGAATGATCTGGACGTGTCTGTGGATATTCCCACGGACATTACCGCCAGTCTTCGTGAGATCAGCAGTCGTAAACTGCGGAACGCGACACGGAATGCACTTGGTGCTGCGGCACGCATTATTCGTGAGGCGGCAGCCAATGATGCTGAGTTCCCAATTTACAGCGGCATCTTACGTCGTTCGCTGGGGATCAAGAACTCGAAGCATACGAGCCGGTCAATCTATTCACTCGTCGGGGCGCGGCGACGATTTGAGGGACCGACTCTTCCCCAAGAAGTAATCCGGAAGGGCAAGCAGGCTGCTCGCAAGTCTGGAATCAAATATGTCCCCCCAACAGATCGAATCTCCAAGCCGAGCAAATACCTTCACCTGATGGAGAAGGGATTCCGGCATTGGAGGACGCTTCAATTCATCGAGGGACACCACATGCTGCAGAAAGCGGGCCAATCAACCCGCGCTGCTGTGACTCAGAAGATTCGTGAAAAGCTGTCGGAAGCCCTCACGAAAGCATCGACCGCCTCAGAAATCACCACTACTTAACAGGAGCAGCAAATGGCTGTCACTCTCGCCCCGCAGCAGGGTCACGGTGTTGCGATCACGTTTTCCTCCGGATTCATGGCATGGATCACCGACGTTTCCTTCTCCGGGATGCGTCGCGAGGCACTCGAGACGACGAATTCGTCCACGACTTCCGCCCGGACGTTCATCCCTGAAAAGCTGGTGAACTACGGGGAAATGCGGGTCTCACTGCAGTTGAAGACCTCGGCTGATCCCCCCATCGAAGGTGCTGCCGAATCGATCACCATCACCTGGCCCATGGAAACCGGTGGAACCACTGCCCCCACCTGGACCGGTACTGGCTTCATGACTGCTTACGAGGCCACTGCACCGATCAACGGGATCATGACCGCGACCGCGACGATCAAGATCACTGGAACTCTCACCTTCACCGCCGGATCGTAATCGATGTCTCTCAAGGATCTTCTGTTCGCTGCTGCACGCAAAGTTGAGGTCCAGCCTGTTGATACGTCAGCATGGCTTCCTGACCAGAAACTCTTTGTGCGCGTCATGAGTGGTGCTGATGCTGACAGGTACAACACCGCAGTCTCCACGGCAATCGAAAGCAAGCAGTACCTGCAGATGCAGGCAACCCTTGTCGCCTTGACTCTGTGCGATGCTGATGCCAATCCAATCTGCACGATTGATGATGTCCCGAAGATCCTCGAGTGGCCGAACAAGCGGATCGCTGATCTGTTCAACATCGCCTCGAAGTTGAACCGCATCTCCGATGAGGATTCCATCGAGGGAAACTGAGGTCGCGCCCGGATCGTCTGTTCTGGTTTCATCTGGCCAGACACATTGGCTGTACGGTGCGCGAACTTCAGGAGCGAATGGATGCGGTTGAGTTCGCCGAATGGAAGGCGTACTACCGCATCTATCCGTTTGGTGATGACTGGGCTCAGGCCGACATGCTGGCGTGGATGCTGTACCAGGCAAACCGTGGCCCGAACAGTGAGAACCTCAAGATCGGATCGTTTTTGCCGAAGGGGTTTGGTCTTGGCATAACTGAAGATCGCCGTCGCCCCAAGGAACCAGAGGATGTTGG